TGCAAGTGATACTCTAAGTTTTAAATTTACAGAAAATAATGTAATTCCTATAAGTGGGATTATAGATGTGAATGTTGAATGTGAGCAATTTGGTAGCACAGGAAATGTCCCGATAAGTGCAATAAAATACTTTCCGACAACATTGTCTGGTTTGACCACTGTAACCAATACTTTAGCATTTGATAATGGATATAATGCTGAAACTGACGATTCATTGAGACAAAGATATTATCTGAAAGTGCAAACTCCTGGTACAAGCGGAAATAAATATCATTATCTTAATTGGGCAAAAGAAATCACTGGTGTAGGAGATGCAAGGGTAATTCCTTTGTGGGATGGTAATGGTACTGTAAAGGTTGTAATTATCAATTCTAACAAAGTAGGGGCAAGCACAGAATTAATAAATGAAGTAATTGCACATATTGAAGAAAATAAACCAATTGGAGCAACAGTAACCGTCATTAGTGCCATTGAAGTTTCTATAGATACCTACGCAACATTAGTTATTGATACTGATAATTACACTACAGAGCAAGCGCAAACCAATATTATAAACAATATTACAAAATATCTAGCTAGTATTGCATTTGTGGAAGATTATGTGTCTTATGCTAAAACAGGTAATGAAATAATCAACGCTGATGGAGTTGAAGATTATAGTGGTTTACAAATAAATGGTGGTATTACAAATATTGCAATAGGAAATGAAGAAGTTGCAGTAATTGGGGGTGTTGTTTTTGGATAAAGCAGCACTCTTTTCTTATATGCCAAAATATTATAAAACGTCCGAAGTAATGGACAATATCAACAATGCTAATGCAATAGAGTTAGATAATTTAAATAATAGATTGGATAGCGTCCTGAATCAGTTCTTTGTGGACAGTGCAGATTTCACTTTAAATCGATGGGAAAAAGAATTAGGACTAAAAGTCAGAAATAGTTATTCTACAGAATTTAGACGAAATAGAATAAAAGCTAAATTAAGAGGAGCAGGAACCTTTACTAAAAATGCTGTGATCGGATTAGGTAACACATTTGATTTGGAAAAAGGAACTGAATTTATACCTTATATTGGAGAATATAGGTTCAGCACTCGCAATAAGGCAATTGACATAATTGACTTTGAGGGTTTAATGGAAGCATTTACTGAAATGAAACCAGCACATTTAAGATTTGATCCTATTCTATATACAGTTGTACCTGGACAAAAATTTAAGCGTTATACCTCTCTAAATTATCTATCATCAATTATGCGAACTGGAGAATCAAAAAGTAAAAGATCAATCAACTCGAAACGAGAGATTGATCTTTTGTATTTATCGACACAACAAATAGCTCTTGATGGTGCTCGGAAACTTGATAGTGTATGGGTCTTAAATGGTTCAGAGGTCGAACAACCGATTAAGTATAATTTGGGTCTTAAATTAAGTGTGCCAGTAACAAAATCAATAGTAAATTCTTATCTATCAGAAATTAAATCAATAAGGACAGTAAATATTTACTCCGGCAGTTCGGTATTAAACGGAGCATGGTTATTAGATGCAGACCAAAATCTGAGTGGATTAAGGTCTATGAGCGTCAAGATTAATGGAATAGCAGTATAGAAGGAGCGTGAAATAAATGTCTTATGATATCACAACTAATTCTTACAGAGAAAAAATGGCTAAAGCTGTAGCAGGGACAGTAGCCTTACCTAAAATTTCAACTATTTGTGTTGGTACAGGTGGATTAGATATTAGTGGTAATCCAAAAACACCTATAGGAACGGAAACAGGACTATATAATCAAGTTTTAACTCGTAGTGTAGGTACACCAACATTTCCAACTACTACTCAAGCACAGTTTGAGTTAGTCATTAGTCCAACAGATTTACCTGCAAATACTCAAATCACTGAAGCAGGATTATTCGATGAAGATGGAGATTTTGCAGCGATTAGTACCTTTTATATCAAAGCAACAGATGGCTCAACAACAATGACAATTGACGTAATAATGCAACAATAAGGGAGATGGAATAATGGCTAATACTATAGGAGATAAGACAAATTTTTTAGCTGAAGTTACAAAAATGGACAGAAATACACCAGGAGATGGATTGCTATTTGATGCCATCCATCAACAACTTGTTAATAATGACGCAAATTTAAAACAAGGGCTTACCGATGAAACCAATGCTCGTCTGTCACTACAGGCAGAAACTACGTCAGAGCTAACTGATTTAAAAAAGTTAAAACACAATAATTTTATCTATAACATAAGCACCGATAATTTTCCCGTGCTTACTGCAAACAGGAGATACCCAACAAGGAAAAAGCATAATATACAAGTGGGTTTTCTTGGTGATAGTTATGGATGGGCGCAGGGTGCAGACATCTATGACGATGGGACAGTTGAGTATTCAGTCCATCAACAATATCCATATGCCAACGGTTTCGTTGACAAATTACGAAAACATTTAGAGGATAAATTTGATTGGTATAAAAATATGGTAAGGTTTGGTACTACAGCACAAGACTTAACGGGAGATCCTAATCTCTTTAATACCGAAGAAATTGATAACATTCTGAGAATCAACCATAAATGGAAAGTGGTTAGTGGTGCGTATGGTTATTATAATACGGCAGTAATAGGGACAAACGCTGGATGGTTCGATTATGCGTCAGTTTTCGGATACGAAATAAATCGTCAAAGATTTGGCACTGGCCTAATGATTATGAACCCTGACGGTGGTGTTGCCGAATTCTATGTGGATATGGAACATCATGCAAGACGAATCTATTTTAGTGCTGTAAGGGACACAACTTGTGGAAAAATAAAGATTAAATTACACAATAACAACTTAGGAGCGTTTAATCTTTATACTGCACAAACAACAGGGCATAACGTGTCAAATATGTACTACAAACAAAAGGTTGACTATCCTAAGATTTACACGGTAGCAGGAGGAACAGAAACACTTCTTGATCATTCAGAATATGTCATAGATGATACAGGTATCGTAATTGATCTATACAAAGACTCCGCAAGTATGGATCAAATATATTGTGTTGATTACGGGGCAAAGCAAAAAGCAAGGGTTGTGTTTAGCTATGCAGGTGCAAATGCGTCTGCTACAGGTACTAATATCATGCTTCGAGGAATTATTTTTGATTGTAACATTTTAATGAACTTTAGCATGGGTGGGCATAGTACAGGGGCATGGCTAGGTTTAGAGGCAAGCTATTCAGACGGTGCGACCGACCACTTAAACCAAATTGTATTTAATGTAAAGTTCGCACCAACTTTAATTATTGTGCAAGCTCCGATTGTCAATGAGTATCTGAGACAAACATCAATTGCCCAATTTAAAAGTAATCTTACTGCTATTAAAGCTAAGTTTGCGGTGTTTACGCCAGATCCAGACTACTTGTTTATGGCTATCATGGGGGATAAGACAAAACAATATGAAGCTGGCGCACAGAGTGCAATAACATACGAGGATTATTTTACAGCATTGAAAGAGTGGTGCGACATAAATAGTCATGGGCTGGTGGATACTAATGAACACTTCAAATATTTAGTAGATAACGGGTTAGATTATGATTTACTTTATGATGATGATTATCATCCTAGTGCTTTCGCAAATGCAATAATAATCGAAGACCTAATAACGACAATTGATCAAATTATGTAATTAAGTTTAGGATATATTAAAGGAATTCCACCTCGCATATGGAATGTTATATGGGAGGTGGATAGATATGGAACAAAATGAATTCGATTTTTATGAGGAAAAGTATGTTTTAAAAAAAGTGTTAAATCATCCTATATTCGCTAAATTTTATAAAAACGAGAGAGGAAAAATCTTAACGTCTATTGAGTGGATGTTTAATAAAAATCCTACATCAATAATGCGTTTCGGAACATTTGATAATAATTGGTTTATAAGCTTTAACGAGATTCCCATAAATATGAAAAATTCTTTTGATGTTGCTCATGAAATACAACATATTATTTGTTGTAATGAAGGATATCCAGCATTAAAGGCAAACGAGGGTTTTCCTAAATATCAAGAGGTTGCGAGATATATTAATAACATGATCCATGATCCTATTGTAAATGGAAAATTAGTTACTTACGGCTTTGATTTAACTAAATATCTTGAAAGTGGGTATAAAATTTATCGTGAAAATATTCGATTAAACATTCAAAATTACTATCAAATTATTTTCTATAAAACTCTTTATATCAAAGAGAAGTTAGAATTAGAAAATCCAAATAATGTTAGCGAAGATACCAAGAAAGAATTTTTTGAATGGTGTGAGAGAACCTTCTACAAATTAGAAAATTTAACGGATGATATATATTTAACCATAAAAAGAATTGGTTGTAGTTCACCACAGAAAGTTCATGAGATATTTGAAGAAGTATTAAAAATGCTTAATTTAAGTGAAAAAATTAAAGTAACTTATTTTTAATACTTAAGACTAAAGGGCTTGAATAAAGCTCTTTTCATTTTTGAAGTTTTATGAATAGTACTATCAATGCTTAATGTCGTAGTTGACGCATACTCTGAACTAGATTTACATTTCACAAACCGCATAATAAACAAAAAGAATGGAGTATAGAAATATACTCCATTCTCAATTAAAATTATTTTAAACACTATATATGGTGTTCATTTTTAGTTTAGATACTATATGTAGTATGTCTGTTTTACTATTTATGTAAATAAAAATTTTATAAGAAGGTGAAATAAAATGAAGGTATTTATTAATGCTGGTCATGGCCCAAGAGGAGTTAATAATTCAGATTCAAATGGATATGATCCAGGAGCAATTGGATATTCGGGGTATAAGGAATCAATTGAAACAAAAGAAATAGCAGATTTGGTTTCTAATAAATTAAAATTTAACGGAATAGAAACAATGGTATATCAAGATGGAGATTTATATGATGTAACAAATAAATCAAATTCATGGAAGAGTGATTATTTCGTTAGTATCCATTGTAATAGTTTTTCTCCAGATTCTCATGGGATAGAAACATTTTCATTAGCATCAACAGGTAAAGGAAGAGAATTAGCACAATCAGTACACAAAGAAATTATTCCTGCTACTGGTTTATTTGACCGTGGTTTAAAAACTGCTAACTATCATGCGCTACGCGAAACAGATTGTCCAGCAATTTTAATAGAAATTGGATTTATTTCTAATCCTAAAGAAGAAGCATTAATGAAAGATTCTGCATGGGATAATAAGGTTTCGAGTGCAATAGCAAGAGGTATATGTAATTTCTTAGGATTGACTTATAAAGAAGGAGTTGTCCATAAAGTGGCAGATACAACAAAAGAAACAAAAGTAGATAAAGACATTTATTTATCAGTAAGAGTTCTTGAATCAAAAGCAGACCAATTAATTAAAGACATTATAAAAATGGGATATGCAACTAAGAGATTAGAACTTGCATAAATTTATTTTATAATTTAAAAACAAATTTTATTAGAGGTGTAATTTATTTTATACCTCTTGGCTAACATGAAATATTATTTATATTCAGTTATTTATGTATTCGCAAGCTCAGAATTACACTCTGAGACTTGCTAGACTATACAAAATTGCCCTTTGTATGTCTTGACGCAACTATATCATAAGAAAGGGGCAAATGCAAGTGCAAAATAATAATATAATTATGGAAGAGGTGGACAATGTGGGGATTGAAGAAGATGTCCTTTGTAAATTAGACGATCACGAGAAAAAATTATCTGATCATGATACAAGATTAAATCAACATGGTGAAAAACTTCATGAACTTGAAATTAAAAACGCTGGCTATGACGCACGATTTGATTTCATAGATAGCGAATTTAATACTATTAAAATTAGTTTAGCAAGAATAGAAAACAATAGTTTACAATCCTCTAATATATTATTATCTACTTTATCTCAAATTGCAATCAATACATCTTCTACTAAAAATGAAATAGAAAAGGAAGATAATAAAAGTGAAAATGAAATCATAAAAGGAAAAATGGACAATAAAACAAAAATAGTTATTCAAGTTCTTACTGTAATATCTGCGGTAGCATTAGGGTGGTTATCAAATAAGTATGGTATATCAATAAAATAATAAACAAGGATTGATCTAAATGAATGAAAATATTCAGTTGTTCCCATGTTATAGTTTAAATTTAAGAGATTATCTAATGAGTAAGGGGTTGAGATATAAATTATCAGCACGCAACCCCAATAATTATAAAATGTTCTGGTTATTTATTGATAATGAAAAATTAAATAATTTATTAATAGAGTGGAAGAAGACTAAGCCATTTTAGTCTTCTTTTTGTTTGTGGAAATTTTTGAAGTGAAAGAAGGTTTTTAAATAATGTTAATAACTAAAATTGTAATTATAAAATGGCATCATATAAATAGAGTATGGTATGAGAAAAAGGTTATATTTTTACAAAATATAGAGGAGAATTCGAGGTTAAAGTTGAGGATTTAACTGATGGGTCTAATGTAAAAGTTGATGTTGAATGTGATGAATGTGGTGAAATATTAAAAGACATAAAGTGGTATAGTTATAAACGCTATATGCACGAAAATGGAAAATATTATTGTTTTAGATGTGGTAAAAAATTATTTGGGGACGAAAAAGGAAAGTTAACAAGATTAAAAAATAGTAAATCATTTTATAAATGGTGCTATGACAATCTATCTAAAGAAATGGCTGATTATATATTAAGTAGATGGGATTATGAATTGAATGTTGATAAGAATGGTAATGTGATAAGTCCTAATGATGTTAGTTATGGCTCAACAGGTTTTAATCAAAAAGGTTATTGGTTCAAATGTTTAGATCATTCAGACCATATTTCTGAGTTAAAAAGTATAAATAGTTTTACGAGGGGCCAAAAGGGAAGTATTGATTGTATTCAATGCAATACTATTTCAATAACTGATCCTAACTTAGAAATTTTTCTAGTAAATAAAGAAGATGCATTAAAATATTCAAGAGGATCAAAATTAAATTGCCTATGCGATGTCCAGATTGTGGATATGAAAAGAAAATGACAATTAATGATCTTAGAAATCAAGGGTTTGGTTGTGTTAGATGTTCAGATGGGAAACCTTATCCAGAAAAATTCATGTTTAATATTTTTGACCAATTAAATATTAATTTTTTACCACAATTAAATAAAACAACTTTTAAATGGTGTGATAAATATAAATATGACAATTACATTTTAGGAATAAATTGTATAATTGAGACACATGGATTACAACATTATGAGGAAACTAAAGGAACTTGGTATGGGTCTTTATTAAAAGATATTCAAGAAAATGATAAAAGCAAAGAGCAATTAGCTAAAAATAACAATATTGATTATTATGTAATTTTAGATTGTAGAAATTCTACGATGGAATGGATAAAGAAGAGTATAATGAAATCTGAGTTGCCTAGACTATTATCATTTAAAGAGGAAGATATTGACTGGTTGAAAGCACATGAAGCAGGATGTAAAAGTTTGGTAAAAATTGCTTGTGATATGTGGAAATGTGGCCTCCAAAACGTAATAAAAATTGCAAGTTTAATAAGAGTTGACAAATCAACAATTAGAAAATATTTATACCAAGGAGTTGAAGCCGGACTTTGTGATTATAATGGTAAAGAAGAGACTAAAAAAAATTACATTTCAACCTCTAAGAAATTTAGTGTGAAGGTAATATGTTTAACTACAAATGAAGTTTTTAATTCTATGGTAGAAGCAAGCAAAAAATATAATATTAAGAAATGCGGTATTAGTGCATGTTGTTCGCCTACTAATATACAAAAATCGGCAGGGAAACTTTTAGATGGAACAAAATTAGTCTGGCAACATTACTCAGAATATTTAAAACTTCAAGAACTTAAAACATCCACTCTAGAAGAATTATCTATAAATGATGATTCTTTTTCTATTGCCGTGAAATAACTAAATAAAAATTAAGGAGAATGATAAAATATGGATCAACAAATTCAAACTTTTTTGTTTAACGCACTGCTCACAATAATTACAACTGGTATCCCTATTGTAATCACTTATTTAGTAAAGTTAATAATCCAAC